TTTGCTCATTGAGCCTATCAACTGCTTCCTGTCCACGAAAGATAGTTTGTTTGGGCTGTTGCTCCTGAAGACGCTGGCTGTACAACAAATCAAAATCATCGCCAAGAATCGGTAGGGTCATACACCTTACCTGATTCACTCTTTTATGTTCCCAGTTCTGCGTGATAATGCCCCGTGGTTGGACTTCTGTGAATCGCCTCCACTACCACATCGCTGTTGTAGTGATGGGAAGCACCCCCATCCTGTCTTACTGCTGAAATTGTAGCTTTCAGCAAGGCTGCTCTTGTGAAGCCTGCTTTGGAGTGGAAAGTGTAGCTCCCCTCTTTTGCTCCATGTGGATGTATTGTTATCGTCTTGTCAGAGGTAGCTAACTCACTTCCATTTTTCATAGAGCCAATATGCTTTAGTTGAGAAGCCATATTGTCCATTGCAGGATTGCCCTCATCCTCACTTTTGTCTGGAAAATGGTTGTATAAGTCCATAGACATTACATTCTTTCCTTTAGAGGAAGATTTTTTGTTTTTGCTGCCACCCTGTGGTCCAGAGCCAGGGCCACCCTCTCTAAGTCTCCGAATGGATTCAAGCTCCCCTGGTAACGACTGCTGAGCTCTGTACATTGCTGGCCTCCCTTTTCTCTTCACGAGGAAATCGCTTTGGCACTATTGCCAATTGTGTCATCGTATCCAGGTCTGCAAAGCGTGTCATTGCTGATTTGATTCCACGAATTTTTCTCATCACAAACCGATGATGCCCATTGTGCACGTACAATTTTCCTCGGAACTTGAAAACAATTGGAGTCCTCTCTGGCGGTGGGTTATCAATATGCCAGTGAATAGACTCCGGTCTTAGATACTTTTGCGTAGCCACCAAGTTCTTGAGCTCAACTCGTATCATAGGAAGCTCTTTTGTATGAATCCCCCAACGTCCTCTAACAGGCTCATAGATTCTTGGGCGACTAATGTCCACCTCAACGTAGAAGTCACAGCAACTCAGGCGCAATGCGCCCATTCTAGGTTGTTGGTCAAGCATTTTGTGCGCTTTCTTTTTAGACAGAAGATGTGTCACGCTGTCCTCTCCTGTAAGTTATGCACTCAGCTCCGTAGCAAGGTAGGTGTAGCCATCCACGGAATTATACACCAGCATTTCGTTGTCAAAGTAGCAAAGCCAATCCTTCTGAAAGATTCCACCTTCACCAGAACTAATCTCATTCTGCTTTTCCCTGTCAAACGATACAGAACCTTGCCCTGCCCTATCCATCAGAAGTTCCCGAATGCCCCATCCAAATGCTTTCTCTTTCCCAGTGGTTGGGTCACTGATTGCTTTTCCATTATCATCAAGAGCAGGGGTGCTTGGCCACAGTACCTCGTAGTCATCAGTCAAAAGTTCTACATCAACGATTGTCTCTTCACCCTTAATCTCTGATAGTCCCTTGACGTGCCGCCCTGTATCAGTCAGATAGAGCCAGCCCTGAATCAATTTTTCAGAGTCCGTTGGGTCAGGAATCATGGGGAATTTGATGATAGCTTTTTCGATTGTCTTCTTCCAGAGTGCTGATTGGAGAATGGTATTGAACAAGTCCCTGCGGTTTTTGCGAGTGCCAACTACACAGTACCGAGTAGATGGTTCTCGAAGATTCCAGACTGTTCCCCAGAACCAGTTTTCCAGGGAATCCATTCGCTCCCCAGTCTTTGTGTTTTCATCATCCAGCGGGTCATCCACATTCACATCGTCAAAATGGCCTCCTGTAATTCCTCCCAAGGCACCAACAAATTCATACGTGTGGTCCTTTTCCAGCTTGCCTGCCTTGAGGCGTTTGCAACTAAAGTAGCTTTTCAACCACTTCTTTGGGTCTCGAATGTCTCCAAAGTCTTCCGTGAGCCAAGTGTTCCCATCAATCGTTTCTCGAACCTGGTCTGCATACTTGGAAGATTGCGTGTCCGTCTTTGAGATTTGCAGAAACCTTTCATTGACAAATTCGAGATTGTTGTTTACAGCATCTGAATAAATCCGGTATAGTGGTTTTCCGTAGGAATGAATCCAAGATTTGCCATGGTCACGAGGAGCAAGGTGCAGCAGAAATTGTGTAGACCAAAGCTGAATCCATTTCTTTTGATGCTCAGGAAGTCTAAACCCCAGGTAATAGGTCAGAAAGAATTCGGGAGACAATGGGACAAGCATACGCCGAAAGCTGGGAGATAAATACTGGCGCATCAGGGTTCGCACACCGTTCATTCCCTCAGCGCTATTTATCTTTCTCCACAGACGCTCTTTGTCTACTGGCTTGTACTGTTTTACCCTGACCAATGAGACTCTCCACCTCAGCCGGAGGCAAAGCCTTCAAATCTATGACTGTCGGCTGTATTGTTTTCATTCCGGTTGCTTTTCCTAACATAGCTTCCACAAACATCTGAGCAAATTCCTTATCCATTTCGTGGGTATGGTGGACTTCGCTTGTTGTGTCGATATGCCCAGAGATTTGCTGTTTGGTTTGAATGTTCTGAATCAGCTTGCCCCGGCCCTTCAAAAGACGCAATGCAGTATCAGTTTGCAGATATGGGTCACGACTTTCCAAGGCATCCTCTAGGACTGTTACGGAACGTCCTAGCTTTGCATCAAGTCTTGAGCCAACTATGGATGCCTGTTTGTTTGCGTACCGCAGGTAGTATTTCTGAAACAGTTTGTGGTAGTGAATCCACCGATAATAGGTGTTACTATCCAAATGTTCCATTTTGCAGATTACATCAATGGGAACACCTCGTACTGCAAGGCGGGCAATCTTTTTCATCCGAGGCGAAAGTTTGTCATAGCGAACCGGAACTTTTCCCTCAGAGACCTGCTTTCTGATGCTGGCCATCTTCACCAACTTTTTCTCTGGAGGGTAGTCTTCAGCATATCGTGGAAAGCGTTGGATTCTATCACCCACTGTTTTCTTTCCCCTGCTTAGAATTACCTTTCCCAACTGCTTCTCCAATTGCATTTGACATGCTTTTGTAGTCCTTGCTAAGAACCACAAAGGCAGCTGAAAACAACTGCCCTGCTACGTGGGAAGAGCGCATTGGAATTACAACACCTGTCCCATGGATTCTGGACTCCCACTCCACGTTTAGATTTCCATGAGAGTCCTCCCGTATCAGAACTCGGAGTTCTGTGGTGTCTCTTGCAACACTGTCAGTTTCCTTTTCCATCTTCTGGACTCTCCTTAATTGGAACTGGCCCATCTGCTATTGCACCATCTGGAGTGAAAACAACACGATTGTCCATTTGATAGATGACAATCTCTCTCTCCAGTTCATTGTTGACACGACCCAGAAACTCCTCTGGGAGGATTCCAAACTTTTCACAGAGGATTTCAGTGAGCACTACAATCTCGGAGCGCATCAGAATCTTGTGGATATGCCCATCCACCAACAACATTCCTGGCCCTGCCCCATTCTTCCGCAACAAGTAATTTGCAAACGTGTTGAGCCGCTGGAGAAGTTGAACAAGGTGGGCACTTTCTTCCGATTGCTTTGCTTTTCCTGCTACGTTATCCGCCATGTCTTCCATTTGCTTTTTTCTCCGCTCTCGCTTCCTTTTCGCGTTTCCCAATCCAAGCCTCCCAAAGTTCTGTAAAGAACCCAAGCTCAACAGTCATCAGCCCTGTAATGGAGTGTCTGGCACGCAGTTTTGCCAGGTCGCGTTTTAGAACTCTATCCTGCGCTCGTCTCATGCTTTTTCGGAGCCGCTTGATATCTTTTTTCCTTGGCTCCTTTTGTCGCTGGCGCAATAACAGACTGTACCGTTTCTCCCAAATCCTGCTGCCCTCAGAATATCGGTTGGCAACTTCCTTTTTCAACTCTTTGGTCTTCTTACCAAGACTGCCTAGCCGTGGCAGCTTTGTTCCCAGAAGGACATGTTTCTTTCCCCCTTCTCCATATTTGGAAGCTGCGCCAGCAAACAGGGCTGGCACACTAAGGTTCCTTCTTTTTTTGCACTCAATGACAACCGTACGGACAAGAGGATATTTCCTACGGAATTTCTTCCCAAAGTAAACATCTGGAGCCTCAACCCCAAAAGACTCCATCGTGCGCAACCGGCGCTTGCCCCCCAAAGCTATGGCAACTTCCCATTCCCAGCCTTTCCAATTTGAGACATTTGCCACTGTCACATCCTCCGCTTGCTCTTACGCCACACACGAATTGTCTTTTTCTTCAACTGGCCTGTTTTCGCGTCTGCCTCTGAAAACCGTTTGCTTTCACGGAGCAACTTTCGAGTGAGTTTGTATACTCTTCTAACCTGATTTCGTGAGATGTTGTGTTGAGACATCAGAGCCTCTCCAAGACGGCGTGCCTCCGCTGCGCTTTTTGCATGAGACAGTGTCTCATAGATAGCAATATTTCTGCGTGCTTCTTCAAGTTCCTTCGTACTTGGAATTCTAAGTGTTGTGCCCGCAAACACTGTAAGCAGTTTCTCAGTGTCTGCTGCACCAAACAGCCTAAAAAATTCCGCTACCAAGGACTTCGGGTACATTTTTGCCAATTGGTTTAACAATAAGCGCACTTGCATTCTCACGAGCCTCCAGTAGCTTTTCCCTAACCATAATCAGCGTGTAGTCCAAATAGAACTGAACTTCTTTCTTATCCAAACCAAGCCTTCCAAGACTCTTCATCACTTCCACTCGGTTGTAAAACAGTTCTCCATTCTGAATGGACTCACGGATTTTCACGCAAACACGGCGATGGTACCGATGTTTTGGAACCAAAAATCCATTTTCCCTGAAAGCGTGCTGGATGGAATCTGCCAAAGCGTTCAATATGTGACGGTTTTCCGGAGTCTCAAACACCTTGTTAGAATTGACTTCAGCTTCCCGTTGAGCAGTTTCATCAGTAGACAAGCTGAGATTTTTACTGGACATCCTCTGGCCCTGTGTTATGCACGTGTTGCAGATGAGTGTCCACAAAAAGGCAAAAGCAGAGCCACGCCCAGGCTCATACTTCTCAAGCCCATACAGCATCTTCAGAATACATTCTTGACGGATATCATCACGGTTTGCGTAGATATGTTTTTTGGAAAGAGCCGCATCAATTAGAGGTAAAGAATTGCGCACAATTCTATCCCGCAGTCCAACTTGACTGACATCCTTTGCATACAGACCAAGAAGATGGGTCACCTTTTTGTTATTGAAGATTTGGTGTTTCTTCATGAAAACTGTTCCAGAGTGGAAGACCCATGATGCTTAGTGACCCGCCAAGTTCTGCTTATCTGAGAACGCAACTGGTTCTCATGACTAATCACTAGAATTGTCCCCCGCAGCTCCGAGAGAATATTGAGAATCTCTTTTTGTCCGGTGTCATCGAGACCATCGAGGAGTTCATCAACAAGTAGCAGATTGCAAAGGCGGGACATCCATGAAAAGACAAGAAGTACGCAAATATCCACCCGTCTACGTCCTCCAGCGGACTCACCAACATAACTGTTGGCCCCGAATCGAGCCTTATACTGCAAATGAAAGAGCTCTCGCTCTTTTCCTTGTTTGGTTTGTTTTGTTGGGCTGAGCTCAAGCTCTACCCCTCCATGAAATACTTTTTTGGAATACTCATCCAGCTTTTGGTTCAATGCCGGGAGTGCTTCCCTTACAATCAAGGACTTCACTCCGCGATTTCCAAAACCAATTTCCCAGAACTCCAAGCTCTGTATTCTCCTTTCAAGAAGTTTCTTTTCTTGTTCATGCACCAACAACCTGGACACACACCGTGTGTACTTGAGAGATAAAGCTTCTATTTTTTCTGAGAAAGGGGCAAAGGAGACACTTTTTGCCCCCGCTTGTGCCTCCAATTCCCCTTTCTCTTTGCAGTATCGTGTTAGGTGTTGTTGGTTTAGTGTGTATTGTTTGTGTAGGCGCTTTAGACTCTTGCGCCCATGTGTTGTTCTCCTTTCCGATTCCAATACAGAGTGTTTTGCTGCGTGGTACTTCGCCATAGTACCCCGCTGCTCTGTTTGAATATGGCTCAAGAATTCTTCGATAGTTGGCTTAGAAATTCTAGCCCCACAAAACGGACAAGGCTTTCCAACCAATCTCTTTCGATTGTGCACTGCTTTGGAATAGTCTTTTAGAGTTTTTCGAAGTTGAAGAACTCTAGCTTCTCCCTTTGTCTGCTTTTGAACAAGGACTTCAAATTCGTCCTCAGCCTTCCTAACATCTTGCTTTGTCACTTTCAGCTTAGGCTTTTTCAACCCCTGAAGTTTTCGCCTAATCCCCTCCAACTCTCCCTGCGCTTTTTGCTGAACAAAGGCTTCACTTTCCCGCAGTGCTTGTATTTCAGCTTTGGCTGTCTTTGCTTCTCCATTTTCTCGCTCAAGCTGAATAGACAGCCGTACTTTGTACTCGTTGGCCTCAGCTAGAAGTTCCTTTGTTCGGTGGAGCGCAATGTCAAACCGGCTAAAGTGCAGGAAGGATTCCAGGAGCTTCTTTTGCTCTGCGTCTGACATCATAGCAAAAGGCTTCATCCCACCGAAGATTACGGAATTGGCAAAGGCTTGAAAATCACAGCCAAGAATTTCTTCTACTCTTTCTTGAGTAAGTTCTTCATGCCGAAAAGACAACAGGTGATTTCCACACCATAATTGAAGTTGGTTTTGGTGCTTGTGATGCTTTCGGTATCGCCTACACACGTAGCCTGTCTCAGCCACGGTAAAGGAAACCGACACGTAGCAATCTTTTTTCACACGCCTGTGTATGACTTGGTCATGGTGGAGACCACGAATGGTTCGATTGAATAGACACCAGCACAGGGCTTCAATGATTGCTGTCTTACCCGCCATATTGCTATCTGCCGCTGGGTCATCCAGATTGCGCCCCTCCAATCGAACTATTCCCTGCCTACTTAGGGAAATGGTTTGCTGTTCTCGAAAACTCATAAAGTTATGAATTTTGAGTTTTTGAAACTCAACCATTCACTTCTCCCCCAGATAAATTTTTGAGCCCAAACGTATTAGGCTTTCTACCCGGTCTCTTCTAGCATTACCCCTTGCATACCGTTCAATTGCCTCCTCAGGGCGCAGTGAGCGTACAGTTTCTATGGGTTGCTCACTTCCACTTTTGGCTCGGTCTATCTGCAACTGAAATTTCCCCCTGGCTAATGCCTCAACCTCAGCAGCCTCAACTTTTGAATCCAGCGGTAGTATAACGCGAACAAAGTCATTAGTCAAGTCCCCTAGTTTTTTCAAGTCTTTGTGGTGGTAAACTCGAACCTGCCGAAAGCGTGGGAGATTCGTGTAAATCTTTTCTAGCTTGAACCAAGGCTTCTTGTCGTACAGAGTCACATCCCAAATACAAGGTCGATGTGTTTCTCCAAACGAGTGCTGAAGGGGTGAGCCCAAATACAGGACGTTGCTTGCCAACCATTGCTGGGTATGGTAGTCTGACAGAAGTACAAGATTGAAGTCTTTTGGACGAATATCCTTGAGCTTGATAGGATTGCGAATGAGGTATTGCTTTGGGCCTACACGCCCACCTTGTATACCACAATGTAGAACCAACACAGCAACTGAAGTTTCCACTCTTAGTTTTCTAACCGCCTTCTTCAGACGTTCTGGTTTTGAAGTGTATGGAACAGCATACAAATGCTTCCACAGGCGTTGGGGTTGCTCTATGACTTGTGCAACTTTTCTAAACGGCCTGAGAGAATGAATTGTTCGGTCTTTCAGCTGTGCACACAAGTCGTGGTTCCCCAGATTGATTACAGTCTCCAACCCTGAGTCATACAGCATCTCCAGCTTCTGATAGGCAGCGTCGTAGATTTCCACTTGGATGTAGTCTGTTTCCTCAAACAAGTCCCCATTCAGTAGAATTTTACGAATTCCCCGCTTCTTTGCTTCTGTGGAAAGAATGTCGAAAACCTTGAGGCAATTGTACAACCGACTGTTCATTCCATCTTTTCGAGTGTAGCTGAACTGCTTCCAGTTGTGTATCTGGGTGTCTCCTGTTGCCAAAAATCGAAGCACTGTAGACAAAGCACTCACTCCAAAATTTTGAAGTCGTTAGAAAAACTGAGAAGCTCAACAGGAATAAAAGCACCCTGCTCTGTAGTAACACCTAGAACCTTGTTTATCTTACCGTCTCCTAAAATAACTCTGTAGCTCTTGACCTCCAGTGTTCGGGGTTGAATCCAAAGCTCCATACACACTGTTGCTGTTGTAAATTCCCAATTCCCATCATCTGTCTTAAGTTTTGACAAGTGTACTCGCTGTAATATCATCCTGACAAACTCCCTAGAATGGGGTTTTCCCCTATCCTCCCCGTAGAATTCGCCTACGGGGCTGCAAATTGGGCTAGAGATGGGTTATAGGAGGCTACCTAACCCCCAGGAACTGGCCTGGAAGTGAACTTTTGCCGCTCAGCTATCCTAGCAATCTCAGCATCCATCTCTGCTTTGGTGTGGATTGGCTCAAAGCGATGGCAACTAAATTCTCCAAGATAGGCACGGCCAAGTTCTGAAATTCTGAAAAGTTTGTCCTTCCCTTGTCCCTGGCCTACAGCCCCCCAAGTGGCCCAGTCCTCAGAGTTGATTTCATAAACCCTGGCGTAGCGCATCCCATAGTACAATTCGCTACTTTGGATTCCATAGCACTCACCAAGAATAAGCCGAGTTTGACTGTGGCTTGATACTATGCAACGAGCAATTACAAGCGGTTCATTGTTCATTTGATTTGGGCTGTACGCGGAAACCGATGCGGCCCTTTCTCCTCTCGAAAAAGTTTTCGTTCACCTTTCATCACATCATCAACAGATTCCATTTGAATCCCGTAGGAACGTAGTAGGTTTGAAAAGTCTTCTATGTCATGATGAACCAGTCTACGATATTCCTTTCGCTGGCCTTCTTCAAATCCACTTGCTGGGATGTGGAATAGCTCGTGAAGCACAACGTAGTGCTGAAATGCAACAGTTTCTGCATCAAAGCGAGTTGTCCAGAAGGTTATCACGTAGTCAAAATGCGGTATGATTAACGACCAAGGATAGCGATTTGAGGAAATTCTTGCTATGAAGTTGCTAGACCTGTTCGTAAATCCACATAGAAACACACGCTTGGGCTCAATGTGCTTCAGTACTGTTGGAAACAGTTCTTTCACTTTGAACAGTATTGGGCGATAATCCTCCCTAACATCCCACACCTTAGCATGTCTTCCCATGTTTATTCTGCTCCTAACTTTTTGAAAACGTAGAAGAAGTCACAGCACTCATCAGAGCAAAATCCTCGAAGCTTCCCTTCACTTTGATGGATAAACATCCTGCCTCGTTTTCCACAGATGCAAAGAAGTGTTCCTTCCTTGCTGCGGCACTCTGCTTCTGGAAACCTTGGAAACCGCAGTAGCCTTGGAAATCTAGCTATCGTGGACATTCAAATCCTGAAATGGATTCAACCAATTGGGCATATCCTTCAGCAAGGACACAAATTCCTTTTTGATAAAATATTCCTGCAAAGCTACTTTGTTTATTGGTTTCAAGCCCTTGATGTTTTTTCGAAGAAGCAAAACTACCTTTTCTGCCTTCTCTTGCCGAATGGAAAGGTGCAAATCCATTAGCAGGAGATTTCTGTAAAATTGTTCCCGCGCTCCTTCTGCTACAAACAAAGCGTAGCGATTTCCCTTGCTTGCCACACGCTCAGCCACTTTTGAGTCCCTAAACAACACTTCCACTGAGCCATACTTCTGGATAATCTCCATTGCTGTAGTTGGCCCAAGACCTTTTGCTATTCCTGGGATATTGTCACCATTATCTCCACAGACAGCCCGATATTCCAGCCATTGTCTTGGAGATAGAAAAAGTTTCTGATGAAAATTATTCATCGTGTACAATTCTGTCTTGATTGGAGACCAAACAGAAACCTTGTTGTCTACAAGATGGAGCATATCCTGATCAGAAGAAACAATTGTCTTGTCTCCAGCTAGTTCTGCACAAGAAATCCCAATCAAATCATCAGCTTCCATTTCAGGATAGGTAAGTTGCGCCACAGCAAGATTCCGCAGCAGGTCTTTCAAAATCTCCATCTGGCTCAGTACACTCCGAAACTCTCTAGCTTCAGCAGATGTAGAATCATGGTGCCGATTAGCCTTGTATTCAGGGAAAATCTTTTTTCGGTACTCAGACTTTCCCAAGTCCCAGCAAATCAAAGCCAAGTCTGGGCTGAACTGCACAAGAACACTCCGTAGAAGACGCAGAAAGCCATAGACGACTTGAATTTCCTGCTTAGTGTCAGCAGTGGTGAGGATAGGCATCTTTTTGGAAAGACGCCATACGCTATTGTTTCCGTCGATAATGAGTGTCTTCATTCTTTCCCCAGTGAGGCTTTTCTCAAAGCCGCATCAACTTCTTGACGGTACTTTGAGTAGAACTTGGCAAACGAGTTTTTTGTAAGAACATGGCCTTTGTATTTGTACACCTGCTCGCTACGCTCGATTATCTTTTTGTCTATGCAAAATTCCCAAACAGTAAAAACAGGGTCAATTCCCTTCTTCCAGTAGGCTGCCAGCTTACACTTACGAAAGGGTGGGGCAAATTTGTTTTTCACTGTAGTGAAATTGCACAACATCCCGATTTCCTCATCATCCGGGCCTTTGATGCTTTTGATACGGGCCACTCGGCAGCGTACCCAAGCATAGAAACGTAGTGCTTTTCCTCCTGTTGTTACTTCCTTGTTTCCGTACATTTGAGCAAGATTAGTTCGAGTTTGATTCACACAAAGCAAACAAACGTTGTTTAAGAAAAGAAAGCGCACTAGCCTACGAAAGAACTTAGACAACTGAAGGGCCATCCTGCCCATGTCACTTGCAGCCAATCCAGCCTTATGCTCTAGCTCTGTCCGTGTTGGAGTTGCGGCAATTGAGTCCCAACCAACTACGATTGGTGTCCTTTTGTCCTTTGCCCGGATATCATGTACAACATCCCGCAGTTCTTTGTAGAAGTCCTCGATTGTTTTTGAGCACATAACCAGCAACAAATTCTCATCCAACCCAACACTTTTCATTCTTTTGTAGTTCAGGGAGTATTCTGCGGCAAACAATCCAGTGTAGTAGCCTTTACGTTGAGATTCCGCCAGTGTGTTTTCTACAATGGCAGTTTTGAGGCTTGCCTCAGGGCCATAGATTTCTATGATTCCACCTCCTGGAAATCCCATCCCAAAGCAGAGGCAGCAATCAATAGGAAGAATCCCACTGGAGATGTAAGGGCGCTCTTGTGCAAATATGGAGTCGTGAAGCGTTGTTAAAGTTTTTCCCTGCCGCTTCTTCTCCTTTTTGTATCGCGTATTTATGCTTTTGATTACTTCCTCAAGAACCTTACGCTTTGCCCCCTTGAAGCCTACAATCTTTTCATAGCGCGGAAATCTTGGTGGCACAGTTATGCCTCCTTTGAAACTCCAAACTTGAAATACAGCAGTTCCAGTTTCGATAAGTCATCAGGAGTTGCAGTGCCCTCCACAGAACGTCTACACACTGCTTCAAACAATTCCAAATCAGACTGAGTCATGCTGGGCGTCATTGCCCCTAGAAATTTGACTAGAAAAACAAAACGCCCAGCATTCATGATTGTCTATTCTCCCCCCTCAACTTTCCCACCAAAGGGATTTTCAGCAACTCCTGGAGTGGTGGTTGGGTCCAACCTCACAGAACCTGCAGTTATGGCAGGTTGCTGAGGTTTTGTAACCCTACGACGAACTCGATTCCGAGGCTTCGCTTTCACTTTCTTCTTCTTCATGGCCATGGTGTTTATGCTCCTTGTGGTGTTTAGATTTTACATCATGTTTCATCTTCCGGTATTGCTTTTCCAAATCTGTTTCCGCTGATGCCTCCGAAGCCTCTGACTCTGAGACCCCAGAACCTGAAGAAGACTCTCCCCCCGAACTTTCGGACTCAGACTCAGAACTTCCTGAACTTTCCGACGAAGAGGAGCTTCCACTTTTCTTTTCTTCATGCTCCATCTTTTTAGCCAACCTTTCAGACCTGTGCACAAATGTTTCAAGTTCCTCATCGCTGCTTCCACTCACCATAGAATCAAAGTCAACCAGAGTTTTCAGCACAGCCTTCCGTTTTGTAGAGGAGTCAAAAATTGGAGTCTCCCTATCCAGTGCTTTGAAGGTGTAGGTGGTATCTAACTCTTCACCCACCCTGTTCAACCGGATAAGCCTTCCATACTTTGCGTGGGTTACTCCTAGGATAGACTTCCTCCTGTAATCCTCATCGGAAAAGATGTCCAAAAGCAAGTTATGCCACTTGGAGGAAAGTCGGAGAATTTGGAATTTCTTCCCTTCATAGCCTTTGACTCGATATTCCCCTTTGGAGCTTTTCTTGACCTTCGCTACCAAAATGTTCCAAAGCCCTTCGTTCTTTTTGACCAACAGCCCCCAGAGTTTCTTTGCCCTCACCGACCTGTCACCTTTCAAGTCAGCTTGCCGCTTGCACACAGCGCACTTTCTATGTTTCCCTGTTTTCCTGTCTACATCATTCTGGGCGCAGTACACCTTTTCCGGATAATTTCCATGGTAGTAGACATCCTTCCAAACCTCACCATTTGTCTTCCACGGTGGACCAATCCGGATGTAAGTGTTGCCCACAGAGGCTTTGAACCAATCGTGATTCCCCCCACCCCGCTTGCTGGCCCTCTTCTCACGTTCCACCTGAACTTCTTGTGCTGTCATTGTCATGATTGTTCTCTCTCCTTCCTCATGTTAGCATTGAACGACTGTAGCATTGATGCCCTCTGCTGAAAAGCTCTTTCACTCTTTTCTAAAAATCGAGCAGAGTCCTCCCAGTGCCGCAACTTGGCCCTCAACTTCCGGTATCGCGTTGAGTCCCAAAACCCCATCTTCATATCTCCAACTCGGATTGGTTTTCCTCTTGCCCTACGCTCTTTTGAGAGTTTTGCTTCAAGATGCTCCAGCTTTTCCTCCAATTCTGAGACAGTAGCAGCAACCTGTGCCGAAAGGGAAGCCCACCATGCATATTTCCCAGGCTGATGCAAAAGTTCCCTGTCTATCCTTGTGCGGTCTACCCGCAATTCTTTCAGCAAGTCTGCCTTGTAGACCTCTGTGGGTCTAAGCTGGATGACTACAGGGGCATGCCTAAGACGTCGGTCGCTCATTTGAACTCCGGTGGTACAATAAATTCCCCAGGCTTCTTTCTATGTTCAAGTTCTTGCATCTCTCCAAGATTCAAACCTAGAGAAATGTCAGTATCCCAAGGAACTGTACAAAACCAACCAGTCCTCTTCTGGATGAATTCACGGTCTGTCATAAATTTGTAGGACATTTCCAACACATCATCAAGTTCTTTGTACCAGTAGTCAATGTACAAAGCATCATGAACCGCAATGATAAGTTTTGATTTCATCCGGTATTTCATAGCCCATTCAGCAAAGCGATGGCCAGCAACCCAAGTCACATCTGATGCATCTCCTTGGATTGGTGAGTTTATTCCCTCACGCACTGCCGTATTCCGAATTCCATCGTCTTCACTATCGTAGCCTCTGCAATGCCTTCGCCGAAAGAAATGGGAGTAGACAACGCCATGGCCCAAAATGTAGTGGCGCCGTTGCTCCAGGTATCTTGCAACACCCTGGTACTTACCAAAATAGCGGCTTTTGAACTTCTGGGCTTTCTGCTCAGACCAACCAAAGTCTGCCGCCAGAGCTTTTGCACTGCGCCCATATACCAAACCAAACGAGATGGCAGATTTGGCGTCAGTACGCTGCTCCTTTGTTACATCTTCTTCTCGAATCTCATAGGCTGCTGCGGCTCCCATTTGGTGGGGGTCTTTGCCTGAATTAAACTCGGAAATCATTGTTTCATCCTGGGAACGGTCAGCCATGAGGCGAAGCTCCATCTGCTTTTCGTCCTGCTCCAGTATGAAGTAGCCATCTCCACTAGAGACAAACTGAGTGCGTAATTCCATTGCAAGTTTGCTTCGCTTGGGAAGATTTTCATGATTTGGGTGGTCGCTAGAAACTCTTCCCGTAACAGTACCCTGCGGACGGTATGTTGTATGCGTTTTTCCATCTAAGCCACACCACTCTACGATTGGAGCAATGTACTTAGAGTTTGCAGAGAAAAGCTCATTTCGTTTTACCAAAGCACCAAGAACTTTATTCTTTCTAATTTTCTGGAGTTCTTCCAGGACTTCCTTGTCTACAGAATACAACCCCCCATCTGTTTTCTTTATGGATTTGTACCCCAATTTCTCAAAAACCAATTCACGCCGTACCTCTGTGGAGTTCAGATTTATGGTTGAGCCCTTCTCTTTGATTAGCTTTTCACGTTGTGCCTCATACAACTCCAGTACACGCTTTTTCACACTAATAGGGCGATATTTGTAGGAACGCACCCTCTCATAAACCCTACAAAGCATCTTTTGCTCAATTTCCTCCTTTAGCTCTTGCACCTCGGGAAAGTTCAGCAACTTTCCATCAAGTTTCTGTATCCTGCCACTGTAAATGTCTTGAAGATCAACGTTCCGCTTTTTGTCAATCTTAATCCCGGCAATCTCCATCATTGCCGCTGTCCAGTTGTGCCACATCAGTGGGAATTTGAAGGGAAGTTCCCACAGCTTTTCTTTCTTCAACTGCTTTTCCAGCTTGAAAAATAATCTATAGCCCGCTATACAATCATCAGTGTTGTACGGATACAGCACAGACACAGCAGGTGCGTAGATTAGATTTCCGCCACGCTCTGGGTCGTGCTGCGGATTTTCTAGACAATATTGACGCTTAGGAAGGTCATAGTCAGGCATTCCCACTGCATAGCCCCAGTCTTTCAGCCCATGGCCGCCCTTTTCCTCATTGAGTGTGTAGCTCATCAAACCTGTATCAGCGTAGTAGCCTCTTGACTCACGCCCCCCAAGCCAAATGTCATGAAGCACAATCATGTAGACGTATTCAAGTGTCTTCCCAAAATGGGCTACGTGTTTAATGCCTGGGTCTTCCCAGATGTCCTTCACTGCCTCTAGCACTTCTTCCTTGCGAACTGTTATTTCTGCTTCTGCACCCGCTCGGCCTTCTACCGGAAAGCAAACTGCATTGTTGTAATCCCAAGCAAACCCAACGCAGCCTACTTTTGGCTCTTTTGTACCTTTCAAAAATGGGGACAGCGTGCTTGACTCAATATCTGTGGACAGAAGAGGCTGCTTCCGAAGCATGTCTGTATACTCCTGCAGCATCTTCTTATCTCGGATGTACTCATTCTTACGCTTTAATTTCCTACTTTTTCTTTTCGGTTCTGCCATACGCTTGGCAACCCGCAGAGCTTCCAAAAAACGCTTCCGGGTAGGAATGTTGTCATTGCGAAGAAGGTATGCTGGGTGGAAGCTACAGACAAACGTCCAGTTTGGAGTCTTGATTACTTCACCATGGAGCCGCAAGATACCTGTGCGATTTAGGATACTCTGAACAGCTGAGGAACCCAGCAGAACAATAACTTTTGGATTGGTAGCTCGGATTTCTCTAAGAATGTGAACGCGGCAATGCTTGATTGCTTTTGGGTAGGCTGACAGCTTGTTACCAGGTGGCCGGCAGCGGCAAACATTGCTAAACCTACACTTTTGAATATCAATACCAATTTCTTCTATCCCTTTCCGAAGCTCTCTTCCTGAGTCTCCTACAAAAGGGACACCCTTTTCATCTTCTACTTGGCCTGGCGCCTCACCAATAAACAACCAAGTGGGATTCTTTGCTCCTTCCCCTTCCATCCTGGGGGATTTACATTTCTCCCAAAGGCCACACTCTTGACAAAACTCGTCTACTGTTCTGCCATTGGGTAGGATTTTCAGTTCGGTCAATGATTCACCTTGAAGGCACTAGCCAAGAATTCACCTGTTTTTGTATTCAGCCCATAGTGGCCAGGAATTTCTGGCAATTTATGCTTCAGAGCTATGGCGTGTATACGCCTATGAAGTTCATCCCACGCTCGGTCAGCAAAGCTCTCCATCCCCATTCCTGCAACGGACATAACTGGCATTTCTATTGCTGCGTGGTACAGCTTTACAATTTCCAGCATTTCTTTCTTTGTAGTGTAGGTCTCAGTGCCTTTGAAACCTATGGGGGTGCATTTAGTTTTTTTCATCAAATCTCTCCACCCAAGTGGGCTTTTCCAGAGACAAATAGCTTTCGGGATGATGGGCAAAATTGTTGTTCCCGTCATTTGCGCTAAAAGTTTCGTGGGGACAGATGGTTGTTCGGAATTCATCGTCAAGATACTTGCTACAAACACTGCATTTGATTATCATTCACAGCCTCCTCACTTCCTCCAGCCATGCCTTGAACTCGTTAGGCCGAAGCTCTGCTTGCGCTATCAGCCATTTGGTTGCATACACCGCCAAGTCTCCCAAGGTTTGGGAAAGTGTTTCTCCTCCATCGGCTGGTGAGGAAAGTTGCATCAAATTTTCTATCCGGTCAAACTTACGTTGAAGATTCACTAGCATCCCATCCTTTTCTCCACGCTTGAAGCAAGAAGCAGTGTAGCCTTTTCCTTTCACAGCCTCCAGCCTGGAGAGGAAGGCACACACGAAGGCGAAACCAGCATTTGTTTCAACTTTCACAAAATCAAGACTCTCAACTGATAATTCCGCCTGATTTGTGGCTGCCAAAAGCCCCTGTCTGTACCAACCATCGCACTGCTCTTCCATGATTACATTACCAACCAATCGTGATAAAGCACGGTCTCTTGCACCAAAATACAGCTTGCGCTCTTCTTCAGACATTTCCATTAGCAGTTCCTCCTCAAGTTGTTTTTCTTCTATCCTCAAAAGGATTTCTTCTTTCACCCAATCCTGGATTCCAAGCTTCAGCCCCGCAGAATTTGGAAAGATAAGAAGTTCTCTCGTGCAGCCTTCCAACTCACTTTG